TAAGTTATTTGTTGGGCGGAATGTCTTTCCCTCTGTGCCAAAAAACTACTTCAATTTTTTGATAACCCTTGCATCTAGGTTTCAACAACTATCCATTGTTCATACAAGTTATATGGTAGTATCTATAAGTTACAATTTAAGGCAAACGGGAAACCGGTAAGAAAACGAGATACCGCCTACAATCACACATTGCTCATTCTTCATTATCTAATACTTTCTCTCCAAATAAAAAATATGTACAGGGGGGATTAGGGGGTTTTTTATTTGTTTTTTGTATTTTTTGTTTTTTATATTAGGTGACTAAGATATTAGTTCCCTCTTAGCATATGGGAGTTTGTATATACAATTATTCTTCGAAGGAAAGCTCTTGGATTTCACCAGTGGTTTCATCGTAGGCTCCGATGCATTCGCCTTCTAGATCAAACAGGACCGCTGATAATCCGTACGCCTTAGTCATGTAGTACTCAGTACCTTCGATCTCGATCTTGGGTGTGGATTCGTCTAGGACAATATCATCCTCATCCTCTGCATCATCCTCATCCTCTGCATCATCCTCATCCTCAGCGATCGTCGCTTGAAGCTGTTCGACTGCCTCCATAGTAAGCTCTGGTTTCATATCCGCTTTCTTTTCCTCCTCGGCTTCCTTGGCTTTCAAGAGCTTTTTCTCTTCAGCTTCCTTGGCTTTCAAGAGCTTTTTAGCCTCGGCTTCCTTAGCTTTCAAGAGCTTTTTTGCCTCAGCTTCCTTAGCTTTCAAGAGCTTTTTCTCCTCAGCTTCTTTAGCTTTCAAGAGCTTTTTCTCCTCAGCTTCCTTAGCTTTCAAGAGCTTTTTCTCCTCAGCTTCTTTAGCTTTCAAGAGCTTTTTCTCCTCAGCTTCTTTAGCTTTCAAGAGCTTTTTCTCCTCAGCTTCTTTAGCTTTCAAGAGCTTTTTCTCTTCGGCTTCCTTAGCTTTCAAGAGCTTTTTGGCTTCAGTTTCGGCTTTTTTGGCTTCGGCTTCGTGAGTCTTTTGTTCATCGGTCTTTTTGGCCTTTTTGGCCTTTTTGACCTTTTTGGCTTTTTTGACTCTGACGACCTTTTTGACAGAACTTTCGGAGGTTACGCTGAGAACATCATCGGCTGCTTCGGCTACGAGCTTGGCGATCTGGTCATCCATTGTCATTTCCTCGGAGGTTTTGACTTTAGCGGGGCGACCCTTTTTACCGACCTTTTTCTTAGGTTTGGTGCTAGCAGGGCGACCTGTCTTTTTCACCTTAACCGTCAGTTGATCTTCAGGGATTGTCCAGCCGTATGCTGTTGCCACCTCTTGGGCTCGAGCGATATCGAGTCCTAGGTTCTTGGCTACGTTGGCGTAGCAGGTGGTAAGTTTTCCCTTAGGATCGCGGTACTCGAGCAAAGGCCCAGTGAGACGATCACTGATATCGCCATACTGTGGCTTGCCAGAAGCGCTGTTCGAAGCCGATTTCTGGCAGGTTTTACAGTACTTACAGTCGGTTTGAGGCCCGTTGGTGCATTGAGTATGAAGACCATGATTGAATCTCACACCTTGGCACCAGCTTGTCTCCACTTCTCCGCAGAATGGAAGTACCATTTCTGGCTTTGAGAGAATCGCTACGCTTGAAGCTTTTCCGCTACTTTTCTGCCCAGCCCGCACCTTCTTCATCGCCACTGATCGCTTGCTTGCGATCGATACGCTCTCGAAGTCGAACATTCGAAATGCGGTTTCAATGTCGCACGTCAGTGCTCCTTCCGAGTGAAGTTGATTGATTACTTGTTTAGCAAACTCTATTGATGCTTGACGCATTCCATTCTCTACTGCCGCACTCATTACGATTTGTAAACTCATCTTTACTTGTTATTACTTGTTATTACTTGTTATTACTATTCGGGGGGTTTTAATATCTCTCTCATATTGCCAAAAAAATACTTCAATTTTCTCAAAAATACCTCTTCTCCTGTCTACAATCCTCCATTCTACAATCCTCCATAAACACTCCTCCTCTATTGCACTTTTTAGAAAAAAGTGCGTAAAAACTTCATAGCGCATTAAAACTTAAAGTTATTATTAATATACTTATAAATGGATTTTTATATGTACAGGTTGAATTGCGCCGGTTGGTTGGGAAACTATAGTGATATCAAACATATTGTAGTTTCCAGGAATACTGATGAAAGCAGGGTTGTTTCCCAGGCTAAAAAAATATCAGAAGATGCAAACGGTGGTGGGGTTTGCGATATACAACTTTTACAAAAGTATCATATGATGATTGAACCAAAAAAGAGTTATCCAGCATTAACAGGACTTACTTTTCATGGATCTTCGATATCAGCAGTTTCAATAAATAAAAATGAAAAAGGTAGTTTTTTAGATAATGAGTAAATGACAGTTGTTCATTTTCATTGAGTTTGATTTTCGGTGTCAGTCTTGTCTTCAGTTTCGGTTTTATTCGAAACTTCACGTCGCTCGACGCACTGTCGAAGTCGCTTTGTCACTTCAATGATATGATTATATCTTTCAATCATATCATCTGCAAGAGAGGTAATGACCGCCTTATGCCGACCCGTGGCCCTAATAACCCAAATAGAACCGTCTTGTTCGGCGGGTCCGTGTCCAGGAGGATAAAGATCCAGCTTTGTATCACGATATTTTCCGGCCATGACAGTAAGCTGAGTCTTACCGACATACGTTCTGACAAGCGCTTGATGAATCGGAAGATCAAATGTAAAGGTTGTCTTTCCCTTTTTTTTGTTATTACTGTTAGAGCAACATTTACAGAGAGTAGGAGATGGCATATTACTAAATATCAATAACTTGGAATAGGTGGATGAATGAAGTGAATATTTTGTAGATTTTATAGTTCAATTTTTTATTTGTTTGATTTTCACCAACGTATCTTTGTCGATAAAATGTTTAGTTATATGCCATAATCTTGAAAACAATTTTGAGCTAGAATAAATATACATTATTTCTAGAGTATCTTCAAATGTTGTACTCAGTATATGTGTTATTTTTTTAGTAAACGATAAAGAAAAATGTTTGAATGTACAATCATTTAAATAAATATGAGCATATGCTGTTGTTTTGTTATATAACTTTGATATTTTCAAAGATTCATTAACTATATTTATAGTATGTTGTATAAATAATTCACGCCCTTCTTTTGATATCTTACCTGGAATAATTTCTTTCAATATAAAAATGACATGACCATATTGGTTTTTTTCTATAGTATAAATATTTTTGTTGTATAATTCTTGAATTGTAGAATTATTCATATAATAAATAACGAAATTTTAAAATACTTTTTTACGTATTACTAAATTGATTTGAGATTATAACCTCGTGATCTAAATATAAATCGCCATGATTATAAGAATTGCGCGACTTTTCCACACTAAAAGAGCTCTTAAATCCACCTCACTCGGTCGATGGGGCGGGATTTTACAAGAGGATTCTGAACACAAAAATATAGAAAATATCATAGAAAAAAATATATTTTCGGGAAATCACGATCATTGTGGAAGTGAAATATGCTCTCTCCCGCCAAAACCAACCCCCAGTACAAATACTGTTAAGATTGATTTTACAGTATATGCAGATGATCCACATTGGCCATTCCTATTATAATTTAATATGAGGATATAGTATATGATAAGTCCTAAAAATAAAAATATTCTATATGGAATTACAATTATAATGGATATTATTTTTGTATATACATATTTGAATTATAATTTGACTTTTATTGATAAAACCTTCGTTATGGTACTGTTAATATCTCATATATTATTTATTTTATCATTGGTTTTTTATAATAAAAAATTAATAGATTTGTTACATGTTGTGGTATTTATGAGTTTGACATTTAGTATTTTTATAAATAATAAAAATTTACTAATGATATCTATGGGATTATTATTTTTCATACAATATGCTTGGATATTTTGGGGGAAATGTATATTGTTAGAAAATAACGAAAAATCCTGGGGTTTTGGAAAAGAATTACAATTATTTACATTAATACTAAGTTTTGCAATTTCATTTAAATTGGGTTATGGGACCAAATGATGTTTCAAAAAATTGATTTTATTTTTTGACTTTTTCTATAAAAATAATAATGGCAAAAAATAAGAAAAGCGAGTTAAAACAAGCAAAACTATTTGATTTCAAAAACGAAGAAACTATGATTAGTGCAATGAAAAAAGAGAGAATGTCCTTAACATGTGCGCCTGGTGGGGAGAATCATGCTGGTATGGAGATTATAGGTCGAATGCCAGTTAAGGGTGAGGGTTTTACAGCACATGATGTTGAAGGATTGGGCGGTTATTTTATTAATGATTGTGATTTTGGGGAAGTATGGATCAATGAGAATGGGAATGAAACCGTTGAAGTTTTAGACCTTAACAGTTTAAGTGGTGAAACTAAAATAGGAGAGTTAGCTACGGCCGATCAAGCGCGCGTTTTACTTTTAAGGAATTGGGTGCAAAATACATTTGAGCCTAATACAGTTGAGGATATATATGGCGAATTGATAGCAGATGCATGGGATGCTGAGTATTTGGATAAAAATAAGTATAGGACTGAAATTGTAGATGGTGTTGAAACTAAGGTGCGAGGGAAGCGGATGAATAAGCGAGCCAGGACGAATCTGTGCTATGTTGCTGGTAGAGAGCAAGAGCCTGATGTATGGAAGGGCAAAGGGAGAATCGTTAACCTTAAAAAGAAAACAGCCTTAAATCAAGCAGTCGATAGGCTGAGAAGCATGATTGAATCGGGGTTGATAGCGATTGAAAGCAAAACTAAGGTAGAAATTAACGTAGTTGAGGGCAACCGGTATTATGACCTTAAAAATACGGGAATTGGATTTCATGGTGATACAGAGCGAGTAGTAGTGATATGTATTAGTATTGGATGTGATAATTATCCTATGAGATGGCAATGGTTTAAGGACGGTATGCCCGTGGGTAAGCCTATAGATATAACTTTGAATTGTGGCGATGTGTATATTATGAGTGAAAAAGCCGTTGGGGCCGATTGGAAACTTCGTAGTATTTATACCTTAAGACATGCCGCCGGCGCTGAAAAATATAGAACCCTTAAAAAGTGGGAGAATAGGAGAGGAGCGTATGAAGCTAGGCTTAAAGAAAGAGCGGATAGGCTTGTTGCCAAGAAGAAAGCTAAGGCAGAAAAGCTAAATTTTAAGGTGAAAGTAGATAAGAAGCCAATAAAACTTAAGTGTAAGAAAAAAAAAGTTATAGTTAAGTCAAAAATTGAGAAA